TTAAATAATCTCTTTATTTTCTTGTATCTTTCTACGATAGATTAAATTATATTTTATATCCTGTATATTCATAGGCGGCAAGGAATCATATAATAGTGACATTTTTTGCTGCCTTTTTTCGGCAAGTTGTAGACGTTGTTTTAAGTAAGATTCATCGTAAGTTTCAAGATATAAATAGCGGCAGAGCTCATTAGCACGAAGACAGTTATCTATATACTCATTTTGTAGACGGGTAGTAGACATAGTTTTATAATATTCGACATATTTAGGCATAGACTTAAGGCAGATTTGAGTAGGTAAGAACCAATATTTTTTGAGGATAGTTTTTTCATTATCTTCAATATGGAATTTATAAGTAGGGTCAAGAACTTGAGCAATAGAGATACGTTTAGAGATAAGTTTACACAATTCAGTATGAGCATCACGAATTTGTTTAGGTAGTACAACGGAAAGAGTAGGGAAGTAGATACGGCGGAAGTATCCGGGCATAGTTATAGTTTGAGTATAGCCAGTGAAAGGATCAGTAGCAGTTATTTTAGTATCATCAGGATGAGAACGATAATGTTCTAGGAATCTACGGGCATATTCAGCACCAAGACCACCATTTTTGCGGGAAGTAAGAAAGAATAGAGGATTTTTACCTTTTGGGGGTAGAAATTGTTTTTTCATGTATTTCATAACATAGGCAATAGCACCTTGTTTACAAGGAAGACAGTAGGCAAAGCCAAGGGATTCCATAATAGGAGAACCATCAGAGTTATATTTACCAGTGAAGCAAGTCCAGCAGGATTCAATAAAGTGTAAAACAGAAGTAATAGTACGGAAGTGTTCAGAATCATTGGGGAAGTTCCAAAGAATCATGTGATAGTGTGGACGTTTAGATTTAGAGCCATATTCACCAACAGCGACATAACGGAGATTATGAGATATATTTAGACGGTCTAGTTTTATACGTAGACGTTTGAGGAATAATTGTATTTCCTCTTTAAAGATACCACATTTAGGCAAGTGTTCATTATTATAAGTAAGTGTAAGAAAGTAAGGCATAGAGGTAGAAGTAGCATTTTCACAAATAGCACGGAAAGCCCATTCACGGGACTTTTTATCACGGCAAAGTTCACATTTACCACAGGGAACAAGTATAAACATTGGGAAAGTTTCACCAGTATGTTTGTTAACGATATAATAATCATCTATATTATCAGGAGTAACACCAAAGCGATAGGGATTAAATTTCCATTCAGGAAAAGAGTATTTAAAATACTCTGCAATCGAGTTAGTTATAGTAGTATCACCGTTAGGAGTATGATAAGTTTTATATGTAGTAAGTAAGTATTTGAGTTGAGAGTTCCGTATAATAACGGGATTCTCACAATATATTTGTTTCATAAGAGTAGGGGATTAAGCTCACAGAAGGAGCACTTAGGGCAATACGTAACTGAAAGCTAGTTTAAAACGCTCATTTTCAAAGGCGTGTCAGTTACTCTGTATATATCAAGTTATAGCGAACGATTTTGGAAGAAATCGTAAAAAAGCCGGGGAACAGCCCGGCTTAATTTACTTAAGAGGAGAGACAGATTTTACCATCAATTCAATAGAACGGAAACACTTAGAAAGAAAATGTTCAGTACCATCAGAACTAAGATGAGAATTTAACTGCATAAGTTTCTCATAATTATCCGTTTGTAAAGCCTTAATCATTTCCGTTTTTTGGGCAGCATCTAAACGACTAGTAGCCTGAATAATCCTTTCTGTACCTTGTTTTAAAAAGGTAAGAGCAGCAGAAGCATCATTAACATTCGTACGAGATATAGATTCAGCTATATCATACGGAAGCATTGCCATAATACGCTTAGCAGTGCTACGATTAACAGAAACCTTAGATAGAATTTCAGAAATTTCATAACGTTGTTTATCTTTTCTTAAGTTATATTCAAGCATTGCTTGAACTTGTTGAAAAGTACGATTTTCCATTTGGCTCTGCAAATCCTCTATCTTTTTTTGAGATTCTTTTACACTTTGTTGCATTACTTTAATCTGTTCAGCAGCCACTTCAATCTGTTTACCTTTTAGACCAGCATCAGCAAGCTTTTGTTTTACATCAGCTTCATTTATTTCTGTTTGACCTTTCAAGAGTTTAGGCAACCACTCATTATTGATAGTTTGTCCGAAAGTTTCAGAATCAACCTTATCGGCTTGACTTTCTGCAAGTTTAGCTTGCGCATTTGTCAAGCGGGCATTAGCAGCAATAGAGGCAGCTTCACCAATAGTAGGACCGTTGGCAACAGGCGAATAATCCATAGGAGTAGCACCTTCGCCAGCAGTCATTTCAGGAGAAGCAGCAGACAAATTTTGTTGACCGTACATCAAATCAGGATTCAAACCAGCAGATTTATAACGATTCATTTGATTCAATGGAGTATTATACTCATTTTCTCTATTCCATTGGTCTATGTTCCATTGATTCTGCTGTTTGGCAAGGTTCAAATTATAATCACGGGTTTTCTGATTTTCTTCACGCTGAAAATCAAGATACTTATTTAGCTGTTTTTTCTTTTGGACAAATGAACCAATACCGGACGCTATATTCCAAGTATTGGCGATTGCACCATTTATCCAACCGCCAATATCCATAATTAACCAAATTTACGTTTATCAACTTTATGTGCTTTAAGCACTTTATTTTTGGCAACTTGTTCAAGCTCCCAAAGTTCACACATATCAGCGGAACGCTTGAAAACGGGTTCAACATCCCAAGATTTAGCAGCAGAGATAGCGTCACCTTCAAGAAATTGTTTTTCATTGGGAAGGTTGACGGCAATACCTCTATCAGTCAACTCCTTGATATTTTGAGGCGTCAAAGCAAGACCGGGTTTTGTGATTTCATAATCAACACCTGTTTGTAATTTACAAGTACAAGGACGCAATTGCGCTTTTAAAATACGTTTAGCCATAATAGTAAAATTAAAAGTTAATATTTTTTTGTCCTACGCGGACGGCGGCAGCGTGACGCTGCACCCAAGTTCGCTCCGCGGGGAAAATTTGCATTGATTTTTTCATAGACGGCTTCCGCCTTTAAGGGTTTAGGTTAAACTAACCGGAGCACCCCCTAGAAGGGGCCCCCCAAGGAGCCGGACAGCTCCCCCCAGAGGGGACCCCCCATCGCAGAGTAACCGGGTCTGAAACTAAGAAGGGCAGCTATTCGCACACACGAAGCGCGCGCGCGTTAATCCAACCTAGGAATAGCAACACGAGCAATCGGAAGTTTACACGTACAATCCAACCAAATTTGACCGTAGATTTTATCCGTTGTTTCGGTAACTGCAAACACATCGGTTACTTGTTCAGGATCTACAAGCAAGAAACTTTGAGCAAGTTCCGGTTTTTCATTGAAAACACGATGCATAAGGAAATTACTCAAACTAGTACGGAACAAGCCATGAGCAACATCATACTTTTGTGCATACTCATACCAAGGTCTATTATAACCGAAAGTTTCGGTAAGAGTATTAGGATTAGCATTATACGCCTGAATAGGGCAGACCTCATTATATTTAATAGGCTGGAAGCCAATCAAGTTAAATTCAGGTTGATAATGTTCCATGAGACCACGATAAGTAAAGTGTTTAGGCAACAACTGTGTATAAACAGGCAACGGAGTAACAACAAGAATACCCATAATAATAGACTCTTCATCGCAGAAACACTCTATATTTGCGTTCGCTTCACCACGGACACCAGCAAGACCGGACTGTGAACCAAGAGCGGTAGCATAATCACCAGAGCCGGATACGGCATTTTGGTCAACTGTTTGGGTAACACTGTTAACATCAATATCACGGGAAACACCTCCGAAGAATTCAGGAAGAAGTAAATCAGCGTAACGGACTTTAACAGCAAAACGACCTTCAACAATATCTTTATAGGAGTAACCTTTGCGCATGTTAAGTTCCAAGAATTTTTGGTAACAATTTACCATACGTAAATCCGGAATAGAAATACCGGAAGTAGCCAAATCGTAAAGGCTACGCGCCTGGCGAACGGCTGTACCGTTATCAAGTTCAAGATATTCAACACCTTCAAGACCTTCATCAGAAGTTTTAAATGAAAGACCATACTTTTTGCCGTCTTCATCTACAAGAGCAGTTTTAACAAGTTCAGTACGGGTACCATCATCATTTGAAACGGTTTGAGTATAGGTAGTAATACCAACAAGAGGAGCATTACCCTGTTGCGGAGACTGGACAGCGGTAGTTAGGAAATCTTTTTCCCAATTAGCATAGCGAAGTTCATACAAAGTATCATCAGCACCTCCGGCATCATTCGGAATCCAAGTGTTATACTGTACTTGACCGTTCAGATAGTAAGGGTTGTTACGGTTATCACGGATAAAGGAATTATAGATACCTTCATAAGCACGAAAACCATAGGCAAGAATTTTTTGTTGTTTATCCTTATTGGCAGATTCAGAATTATACCACGGAGAAGAGGCAAGAGTAACATCAGAAGGAGCAGTAACAGAATAAGAACCAGTTAAAACAGAGGGTTTGAAATCATTACCAATAGTAGAAACAGCAATAGGACCAGTAACAGTAGACACAATACCAGTAGAGGAATTATCAGACTTACGAGCCTTAATAATAATAGCAACATATCTCACAGGAGAGCCATACGAACCGGGACTAACAGTAACATAAATACCCTCTGAATCAGTACCACCGGAAGAAACACCAATACAAGTACGGGAAGAATCAAAAAACAAATAAGTAGAATTAGCTACAAAATTATCCCAAGTAGATTCTACAGTAGTAGTAACACCTAAACGAAGTTCAAAGGCAGGAGTATCCATAGGAATATCAGCAGAAAAAGCATAAGACATACCGCAATAACGCTCACGTACCTCAATATCAGAATCTAAAATAGAACCAAGTTTACGACCAATAAAATAAGGTCTAACAATATCATCATCAGTAAGGTCAATATCAGTATTCAAAACCTGTGTAGAATAGGGGACAAACTCATAACCAGGATACCAAACAGGCGTAAGATTAAAAGGTTGACCATATTTGCCAATATGAGTAGTAGGCAAACCAAGATAATCACCAAGAGAACCAGTAGAACCCATTGCACGGAGTTTTTCAGTAGAGTTGAAATCGATATACGGCTCTTCAAGACCTTCACGGAAGTTACCAATAAAGTCCTTATAGTCTTTCCAAAGAGCACGCAGAGGATAGCGGAAGAATGAAATACGAGCTTTCATGCGGGTCTGAATAGGAAATACCATAGGCATAAACTGAAGACCAAAGCGAGGGTTTACACGGAAAGAAGTCTTAGCAGGTACAAGGTCACAGAAGATTGGAGTGATACGACCGATTTGAGTAGTAAGGTTGTTAGCATGAGACCAGTCAAAGTTATTGACTTTTACGTCATTATCGACGTCAAGAGTAGCATCAAAGATATTATCAGCCATTGTTAAAAGTTTTTAGGATTAATATTTATGTGAGTTGAATCAACAGACGAGGTAGACGTTTGTTCCGTCTTTTGAGTACTATTCGAGTTGTTTTTTGATACGGATAGTGAAATAGTACAAGCAGTAGAAAGGACTATTGCCGAAATAGTCGTAATAAGCGTACAAACAGCAGTAATAATAGCTTTAATTTGTTCATTTGTCAATTTCATTTGGAATAATTTTAAATTGTGAATTAGTAATTTGTTCATATTTAGCTAGAAACAGCTTATCAGGGTTATAACGTGTCAAATTATCACGTAGTTTTTCAGCCTTGCGGATAGTATCAAATTCACCAAGGAAAAAAGAAGTGATACGTTCTTGAGAGGCACGGTAGAGTACATCAATAGTAACTTTTAGTAAGTATTCAGGTTCTTGTTTAGCCATTAATCAGTAATTAAAGTAATTGTACAAATGTATTGGGGAAGAACGTTAATAGACTTAGCTATTTTTTGAGCTTCGAAAATAGTAATACCAAAGAGAGCAAACGCATTAACAGGTTTAAGAACAGTAACACGACGACCAGCAACAACAGAAGTATGCACATAACTTACAGAAAAATCGAAATCGTGCTTTTCAGCAAAAGCTTGTTTCATGTTGTATTTTTCACATTTTTTCATATTAAACAGTTTTAAGGTCATCAATAGACTGCATTATAAATTCAAGAGCAGAAAACAAAGGTCTAACATCATGATTTTTAGAAAGGTCTTCAACATATTCACCAAGATAACGTAGCATAGAATCACGTAAATTACGCAATTCATCAATACTCATAGGAATTTCATTTTTTGTAGCCATAATATTAAATGCTTTTAATTATTACACTACAAAGATAGATATAATCAATATTATGTTTAATTAAAAAGGAGCAATGTTATTATATTGCTCCTTTTTAATTTTTATCAATTGAAGAAAAATACATATGTATTTTTTGATTATCTCTCCTCAATATGAATTATACGAAAAAAAGAAGGTTACTATTTCTAGCAACCTTCCCATATTTTTCAGACTTATAATTTTCCTGAAAACGATATTACTTCATCAGTTTATCGATTTCTTCAAATTCAGGTCCCATGTTCAAGTTATAGTAAACTCTATAAAGACCTTGTAACCATAAATCTTGTTGATCAGGTTTCAAAGCTCTAGCTTTTTCATAGAATGGTTTAGCTTCTTCGTAGAATTTCTTAACTACAGCCTGTGCTTCAGCATATTTAGGATCATTGATATCTGTTGTTGCTTTATCAGCATAATCCTGTGCTTTCATCAAATATACCAAGCCTACATTAGAGTATGCTTCTGCATATTCCGGATCAGCAGCAATAGCTTTCTTGTAGTATTCGATTGCATTATCATACTCTTTCATATTATGATAAAGATATGCTTTTACATACAAATACAACTTATTGTTCGGATCATTAGATAACATTCTGTCAGCAAACTCCATAGCTTTTGAAGCTTGATTAGAGCTATTATAATAATCAACCAAATTAGCAAAGAAATAATCATTTCCAGGGAACTTTAGGATACCCTCTTCCAAAGATTTAATCCAAGCAGCAGTATCACCTTTAGCTTTATAGGCATCAGCCATCAATTGCATTGCAAATTTACCTCCGTCCTTATCAGATAAAGCCATTGGGGCATATTTAATAATAGCATCTTTATCACCTACCCTATCAGCAGCCAATGTAGCATAATATGCAATTTGTGGGATAAGAGTATCATTCTTAGCCAATTCTTTATCAGCTAGCATCGGATACGAAGCTGATTCAACATATGTTGCAAAGAATTTCAAGGCTTCTTTATTCTTATCCAAGTTAAAATACTGAATACCACCATTAATCAAATTAGGACGTTCAGCCAACATACTTGAAGCATTTGCTTTCCGGTATTTGTTTTTAACTTTTCCCTTTTCATTAGGTATTTCCGCTAATTCATCACACTTAGTATAGTACTCATACATTTTCAGAATACTATTATACACTTTCAATGTATCATACGGTTTTTTCAAAAAAGCATTTTTCATTTGCTCTTCGTTGATACGTCTCTGAATAAATCCAGCAACGTCCCATGTGTCAGCAAGATCCTTCGTTTCAGGATTCTTCATAGCTTCTTTAATAAGCTGCTCAGCCTGCTTAAAATTAGGTTTTACGTCATTAGCCATACTCTTTGCTTCTTTCACATTTTTCATCTGTGCGAATGAGAAGCTAACAGCCATCAATAAAACCATCGAAAATAATACTCTTTTCATGATTGTTGTTTGATTAATTATTAATATTATGT